GCATCCGAAGATCCTCCCGTTTCTGGCCCATCAGGACTAACCGCAGCTTCATTGCAACCGCCAGCGTTCGGCCCGAATGGTTTAACCGCAACTGAAAGCGTTCCAGCATCCGGCCCGAATGGATTAACCGCAGGCGAAAATGTACCACTATCGGGGCCTTCAAATCTAACCGCAAATGTAAGTATTCCAGCCTCCGGCCCGAATGGATTAACCGCATCCGAAAGCGTCCCAGCCTCTGGCCCGAATGGATTAACCGCAAGCGAGAGTGTCCCAACCTCCGGCCCGAATGGATTAACCGCTGGCGGGGTTGTACCGGTTTCTGGTCCGAGCAATCTATCTGCATCCGAAAGCGTTCCAGCATCCGGCCCAAGCAGTTTATCTGCATCCGAAAGCGTTCCAACATCGGGGCCATCTAGCTTAAGTGCTGTAAAATTGACACTGAACATAGCACCACTTTCAACCGATCAGGATGCACTTGTTGCAACTACCCCTGCGACTGGAACCATTAAATACAGCTCCGATGTGGACCGGTTATTTGTTTACGACGGAACTGACTGGCACCATTTTAAATAATGGGGGATATTAAAGTATTCAACAGCGCCGGTCTTAATGACAGTGAGAACACAGTTACCAGCCTTGGTGGTGTAGTTGGTCGAGTAAAAGATTTATTTTTATCAAAAACAGAAGCCGAGGTCATTGAGCAGAAGGTAGAAGTAAATGCTCAAAATGTTACACAGGTCGTCGAGGACGCACCGGTCAGCTTAAATACTTTTAAAGAAATCGCTGATAATCTGGATCTTAACGAATTTTATGCGGCATTGGACGAGTAAAAATAAAAATCTGGGCAACCGATTGAAACAATTTCAAGAATGTAGGATTATCGTCTTACCACATCATATTAACAAACACTTTTAAAAGACATGGCGAGTATTTTACAACAAATAGGGTCTTCGGTTGGAGAGAAATTAAATGAAAAGCTAAATCTTTCTGGGGGTACAGTAACTGGATCATTAGTTATTCCTGCACCATCATCGGAAAGCGAAGCTGCACAAAAGGCCCAGGTATCAGCCTTAGAACTTTCTATTGGGAGTTATGCAACTTTTGTCGCAACTATTGCTGATGTCACCGTAACTTATTCTGATACTGCTGCAAATATTACCGCAATTACCGACGCGCCTAATGGAGCAATCGGAGTGGCAAATGATACCAGTGTAATTTATGTATCCGACGGAGGAGTTTGGAGCGTAAGCACAATTGATACTGTCCAAGCTGATTCTCTCGCAGCAGCCGCGACTCTTAATATTTCTGGCGACACCGAGAGCAACATAAGTGCAAGATCCGGTGATCCTGCCGGTACTATCATGTATGGAACAGATACTGATGACTTATATGTTTTCGACGGTACCGATTGGCAAACTTATAACAACGACGCATAATGAGCGATTTAAACGTATATACAACTTCTCAAATTAACGCACTGACCCCGATCACAGGTGACCTGGTTGTTGATTCCGATCTTAACGCGGTAAAACTTTATAATGGATCCGCATGGAAAACATTTACAACTGATGGAACCTCAATACCTTACCAAAACCGCTGGGGCGCGAGCTTTGACGGATCTAATGATTATCTGGACTGCGGAACGCTTTCTGCACTAAACAGTGCGACCGATTTTAGTGTATCCATGTGGGTAAACTTTCAAAGTTTTGTATCAAGTGGCAACAGTAGTTATAACATCTTTTTAATGTGTGGAACGGGTACAACTGATCGCTTTGCACTGAATGCAGTTAGCAGTACTACTACTACAGCCAATACTTTAGAAGTATATTTTTGTGAAGCAACTGCTTCAATAGTTGGAACATCTTTAGGATTAACGACTAATACATGGTATCACATGGCGGTTTATAAAAACGGTTCTAATATGTCTTTCTACATAAATAATACATTGATAGGTTCAAGGAATAACGCTCCTACATCAGGTACTGCAACAGGTTCTAACTTAAAAATCGGCAGGGGTATATATGGAGGATTGTACTCATCCAATATATTAGCTGATGAGGTAGCAGTCTTCGACGCTGCCTTATCTGCAGCCGACATAACAAAAATTTACAACAGCGGAGTACCCACAGATCTAACCAAAGCTGTATCATACGATACCGATCGCACCGCGAATCTTAAGGGATACTGGAAAATGGGAGATGATTCAAATGATTCAGCAACCGCAGGCGGAAGTATCGCAACCATAACCGACTCAAGCGGAAATGGGCATGATGCAACCCAGGGAACTGCAAGCAGTCAGCCTACATTTAGCGATTTAACCGGAGAAACTATCTACGTATAATAACATGACTAAATACAAATTATATAACACTCCTGAAGAGTTTGACGCAAAAGAAGCAGAATTAAAATCTTTGCTTTCTATTCCTGATAATAAAGGAACTATTGCGTATGCTGAGAGAGTAATGATTGAAAATCCAGATCATTCAGATTATGGAATGTTTCCTTTCCCAGTTGTAACTGAAGGAAAATGGAAATGCGACCAGTATTTTAATGCATCCGAGCTTGTAGATCATGATTCTTCCTGGGCAAAGCCAATAGAAGACGAACTATAAACCACATATTTTAAAACAATGGCAACTATAGATACAATCGCAGACAGAAGCACCGGAACCGCAATAGCGGGGAAGATGTACTTTGAAACATCAACCAATAAACTAATTGCTTATTCCGGATCCGCATGGCTCGAGCTCGACAGCGATGGCACAGGCGCAGCAAGATATAATCTTGATTTAAATTACTCAATCGACACTGCTTCGGCACCTCTATTACATTTGGATGCGTCTGATCTATCTCTTTCTGATGGAGACTCTGTAACTACTTGGTCTGATAAAAGTGGTAACGGATATAACTTCTCAGGTACAGGTACTACCGCACCTATATTTAAGACATCCGGAAGACTCGGCCACAACACAGTGTTGTTTGACGGCACTGATGACTTCATGAGTAACGGCAGTGTTCTTGGTCAGTTTACAGATGAAGATGCTACTTTAATCGCAGTTTTCAATCAGTACGATACAGATAGTCAAGTAGATATTTTTGATACTGGTTCCTATTCGGGTGGAGACAGACTTTCACCTGACTATACCAGTGCGTTTTTATCATCTAGAATTTTGGATGTAGCTCAAAATTTCGCAAAACCTACAGCTAACAATAATATTTTTGGGCTACGGATTAACTCAGCCACTCCAAGTTACAAGCTTTATTTTAATAATAGCATTCAGTACGAAATGGGTAATCATAGTTTTGGCGTAACTTCTACTATGTCAATTGGAGGAGGTAACACTTCTTATAAGTTTAATGGTGAAATTTCTGAGATTCTGCTTTTCAACAAAGTATTGTCAGACGCTGATTGGGATACCGTACACGCTTATCTGTCCGCAAAATACTTAGCTTCTAGCAAAACTGTATTATCTGGAAGTTACAGCCTTGACAGCACTTACTCCGTAACAACTTCACCAACATTCCATTTCTCACCAGAGTCAACTTACCTATTTAAGTCTGACGGAACTCAGGCATCGGCAAATGATGACTCTGTTTTAGCTTGGAAGGATAAATCTAGAGGGCTTTTCGTTGCAGCTGATCAGTCTGCACTATCCCCAGTATTAAAGACCAATCATATAAATGGTAACAACGCTTTGTATTTTAACGGAGATGTTTTATCCGGAGCGGCTACTACCATGCTAGAAAATTACAACGGTGGCGGTACTTTGATTTTTGCTTTTGATGCAAATGGAGACACGCAGGCAGATCCGATTTCACTTCCCGCAACGTCGAACGCTCGACTAATTAACGACGGGTCTACCGGTTATATGTCTACTTTAAGGTCTTCAAGATTAAGCGGTCAGTATCACGGCGTTGATATAAACAATCCTCACATAACTACGATCACAACCAGTACCTCTTCAAACTACTATAAAATATTTGGTAACGGTGGATCGCCAGTAACGAATGTAAACGCGAATGCGGTTAACTATAGTTCGATTTCGGCAACCTCGGATATATTAATAGGTTCAGCTTCAGCTGCTGGAACTGCCTACCCACTCAATGGTTATATCTACGAAATCTTATTCTTTGATTCCGCACTTTCTGATGCAGATTTGAATGCAGTTGGAAACTACCTCGGAGCAAAGTACGGAATTAGTTATACCGCTGTATAAGTCATGATAATTAGGCAGGGTTAGTATCGATAACTAACCAGTATCCAGATCCTTTATGGATGTAAAGTTTGTCTGTATCAGATCCGAGGGCTAGCGCTCCAATTGGATCATCTGTTCTATCTTTAATATTGGTCTCGGTATCGATTATTCGAACGAGACCTTTTTTACTTTCGATCATTAATCTGACCGCCGTTCCAATATTTGCGACCAGACTCATTCGAAAGAAACTCCCAAACTCTTCTCAACATCATTCGCAAGATATCGAATGACTCGAGCATTAATTTGTTTTCTTTCCCAGTTGTATTCTTTCGCCCATCGACGAACAGTTCCGGGTGAGACATCCATCTTTTCACGAATAATTCGTGGAGAAAGATAACGATTTTTTAATACGCCCATATTCGTTTATAAACGGTCATAAGCGTTCTATGCGACCGGATGTAAAACGCGGGCAACCGATTGAGAATATTAGGTCTTCGTGGGACTATAGTCATTAAGCAAAGCACAGTCGCTTCGCTATTACGATTAATCTAAACCACAAAATTACTTAGTTACTATGTCAAATATTCTTTCATCAATCGGTGCAGCCGTAAAAACCAAAGTAGACGGAGTTCAATCTAATGTTGAGGCAGAAGAAGCAGCAAGAATTGCAGCTATTAATGCTGAAGCAACTTCTAGATCAACTGCTGATACTACTCTTCAAAGCAACATTGATGCAGAAGCAACCACAGCGAGAGCTGCTGAGTCTGCTAATGCAACCGCTATTAGCAACGAAGAAACTCGTGCTACTACTGCTGAAGGCACTCTTACTACCAATCTTGCAGCAGAAGCAACCACAGCAAGAGCTGCTGAACAAGCTAACGCTACTGCAATCAGCGACGAGGAAACTCGCGCAACTGCTGCTGAAGGTGTTTTAACCAGCAACCTCGCACAAGAAGTTACTGATCGTCAGTCTGCTGTTTCTGCTGAAGCTACTTCAAGAGCTAACGCTGATACTACTCTTCAAAGCAACATTGACGCTGAAGCTACTACTGCTCGTGCTGCTGAAGCTGCTAACTCTTCTGCAATTTCTCAGGAAGTTACTGATCGTCAAACCGCTGTTTCCGGAGAAGCTACTCTTCGTTCAAACGCTGACGCTGCATTAGAAGCTGCAAAAGCTAACTTGTCTGGTGCTTCTTTCACTGGCGATGTTTCTGGAACTAATCTTACCCTTAGCGGTAACTTAACTGTTCAAGGTACTACCACAAGTCTTGAAACCGTTAACTCTCAGGTTAAAGACTCCATCATGCTTCTTAATGACGGAGCTGCTAGCTCTTCCAACAATGCAAATGACGTTGGATTGATCATGGAGCGTGGATCCAGCGAAGATAATGTTGCATTGGTATTCGACGAAGGTGAAGACAAATTCGTATGCTACAAAACTAGCGCGAGTGCTTCTTCTGTCGATATCTCTGGTGACGATTCAAGCGCTGAGCTTATGGACATCAAAGTTAACGATGTATTCGTTGGCGCTGACAACCTTGGTTCACTTGCTCAATTCACCGCTGCTTTAGGTTAAGCCTAATCTAGCTTATTGATTCTCCTAAGGGGTCGGAGGCAAATCCTCTGACCCCTTTTTTCTAATGAAAACCGCATTTATCCTTCTGTCTCTTATTTGTTTCTCATCATGTTCGATGAAAACATTTGCGCCAACAGCGCTGGGAGCGGTTGGTGGTGGAGTAGGGGCAATCGGCGGACCGGGAACAGCTTTTGCTGGAGCAGGTCTGGGAGCGGCTGCGGGCCAGATAATCAAAGAATCTGATGCAGTCAAAAAGAAAACGGAAGAACTTAAAGCACTTGGGGAGGGTGATGTAGCAAAATTGATTGATATAAAATTAAAAGAAGAAAGAGGGTTTTTTCAAAAATTAATTGATGGGGTTTATGACATACTAATGATTACGACCGCGGGGATGGTCTTGTATTTTATATTTCACTACTGGCGTGTTCGAAGCGTCACAAAAAAAGTTAACAACCTCGAAAAAAACAACAACCATGATTGATCAATCTTCAATAATAGGATGGGTAGGAACTGTGGCCGTTATATCTCTTGGGCAGTGGAGTGATTTAATAGCTTGTATGTGCGGAATCGCAACCACGGCATACATGACGGTAAAATTAATTCAGGCACTAAAGAAAAAATGAGCGAAGAAAAACCCAAGAAAATGTGTGGAGATAAATGTATTGCTCCCACCGTATGCAAAGAAATTTTTAAAGGCCAGTGTGCGTTAGAGATGATGAAAAGCGATAAGAGCGAATCTCCAAAAGAAAAACCTGGTAATGTAACTGGTAAAAAAGCGAAGTACTAAAACGCTTTACAACCGGTTACGAATGTTTGCCGCATCCGATAATGTGCGGATATGGAAACATCTATCGCGGAGGTTGAATCCCCGCAAGTAACAGAAGAAACAAGCATTGAGAACGCCTCAACCGAGGACATTCGCAATGCTTTAGGTATAACGCCCGAGACCGCAGAGCCTGCAGCCGAGGAACAAGCTCAACAGCCTGAGGATACAAGCCCAGAGCCAGAAGCTGAAGCCCAAAGCGAACAGCCTGAACCTGAGGAATCAGAAGAAGAAAAACTCGCCAAAAGACGAATCCGTCCAAGAAACGAGTTAGACCAGCAAGTCATCGATCTTTACAGATCTGAAGGATTTAATGGTTCTTTTGCTGACGCCTCACGTGTAATTTACGGTCAGGAAGTACAACCCACTTCTCAACAATCTTATCAGCCCCAGGAACAAGTCGAGGCGTCCGAGCCCGATCCAATTCAAGGCATCGATAAACAAGCTGACGATCTCAGAGCTACTATCATGGAGCTTGAAGGAAAAGTCGAAAAAGCAGCAGAGGATCTTGAGACCACCGAAGCATTACGTCTTCAACGTGAGATCATGAAAAAGGAACTCGAGGTGCAAAATTTGACTCTCCGTAAACAGCAGATGGAAGAGGCTCAGAACCAGCAAGTTTATCAGACCCATCGTACTAAAGCGATGGAGAGTAGAGACAGAGTTTATGAAAGATATCCCGCATTGCAGGATAAGGCTTCGGTCTATCGTAAGCAGTTCGATGATTATGTTTCACAAGCTCAGTCCGACCCCGACTACGCCGCAGTTTTTGATTCGCCAAAATGGCCAGAATTACTTGCCAACGAATTCGCATCTATATCGCCCGCACCGGCACCGGCTCCAGCTCAGGCTCCCCAGCCTCAGGCCGTAGCCCCTCAGCCGCAGGCACCACAGATGGGAACTCAGGCGAAGGTCTTGACGACAGGAACTACGGCACAACCTGTAAACGCCCCGATCACCCCGGACGGCTTACTTCAACAGCTTCCTAATATGAACAAAGATGATATCTATGCTCTGCTTGGAAATCCTGGAGGAGCACAGCCACTGAGGTAGTAGGAGCAACAATCCTAATCTCAAATAATTAAATAAAATGGCTATAAAAGGCATCCCATCACAAACTCCCGGAGGAAACTCCCCCATCGCCGAAGCGCAAGCTGCCGGTAATGTGGATCTTGTAAACAACACTACTTCCTATCAAGGTCTTCTTGATGGTCCTAACTCTGACTTGCGTTCACGTCTTTGGTCTGAGCTCGTATCTCGCGACGCTAGGGAAAAAAACGTATTCGCAAAGTTCATCGGCGGAGAAGGTAGTGGTCAACCAATCACAGAAAAACGCGATCTATCCGCAGGCGGATCAGACAAAGTAACATTCACTACTGTTGCTCCTATCAGAGGACAAGGTGTTCGTGGGGAAGAAATTCTCAAGAACGCTACTGAAACTCTTGATTTCGGAACATTCAGCATTGAAGTCGACTTAGTTCGTCATGCAGTTTCTTGGACACAAGTTCTTAAGCTCATGAGATTCACCGGAAAAACCATTGACCAGCTTTCTGCTGAAGTCATGTCCGAGTGGATGAGCCGTACCGAGCAGGATCAAATCCAATACGCATTACGCCAAATCTGTTCAACTAAAGGTGCATCTAACACTATTAGCGGATATGGAACTGGTGCAAGTGGAGCTCTTAAATATGTTGACGGATTAAGTACCGACATCATCCAAGAAGCAAAACAAGCTCTTATCGCTAATGGTGCTGAGCCAATGAATACTGGCGGAGACGTTAACCAAGAAATTCCTGGTTATCTTTTCTTTGCTCCTGACGCATGCTTACGTCCATTACGTTCAGATCCTGATTACTTAGAAGCTATTACCCAAGCTGACGCGCGTGGAGCAGACAACAAGTTGTTCTCCGGTTCATATGCTAAGTGGGATAATAACATCATTGCTAATCACAATGTTCTCATCGACACCGCACGTGGACGTCAAGGTTCTCCTTTACTTCCTACCTTCTACAATTTTGACACTGTGACTCAGTCCGGTTCGACTCTTGTAATTGGTGGATCTGATGGAGATTACACCGCAAACTTCCGCGGCGTATCTATCCGTATTCCTGGTGGCGGAGGAGATCTCCTCGGTGCCGATTCAGCTGACAGCTATGTTTTAGCTATCGATACCGCTGGTGCGTACAAGTTGTTCGAATACTCAGTAGGAGCAACCACAACCGACAGTCAAATTACTTTGACCGAAAAAACCGACACCTTAGTAGCTACTAAGACTGACGATGTTTTCGCAGCCGGTTCGTTGTTCGTTCAAGCAAATGCTATCGGTACTCCTATCGGTTACGCATTGGCTATGGGTAAAGACGCAATGTACTTCGCAAAAGGAAAAATCTACGGTGAGCAAATCTTCCATTACGACGATTTCGCAAACAGTGGAAACGAAGCACACTTGTCAGCTGTTGGTGTTCAATCCGTTTACGGAATGGGCGCACGCAAAGACACTCGTGGACGTGTTCCTTCTGTTCAACTTATCGAAGTTGTTCGTCAAGTTCCCGGTCTTTCTTTGATCCAGGCGTAAGCCAAACCTAATGGTTAGGAATTTCCCCACCCATTAAACCCTCGGCCTCTCTCCTGCGTATGCGGGGGAGAGGCTTTTTTATATCATGAAAATAATAATAATTGGAAAAAGTAATCAAATGGGCGCTACGCCCAATATTAGACTAAAAGGCATGTCTCAAATGAGATATAATTTCTTATGGGATCCGGAGATTAGGCATTTTGCTTATGAACCAAAAAATCAAAAGGAAGTAGATGATATCTTCAGGACTCAGGGTAAGATATATCGCACAATGTACTTTTCCGTTTATATGGACGAGACTAAGGCGGAAGAGGTAAAA